CTTCCGCGGCCTTTTCGGCTACGCCCGGAACCTGAAGTGTCGCCGCCCAGATCGAAACCACCACCCGGCCAGTTGATAACTTCAACGGCCATAGGACCACCGCCCGTCATTTCTCCCAGGAGACCACCAGCCTTGCCAGCTCCTCCCTTCTTGCGTCGGGAGAAGAATCCTCGGACAGCTCCTACGCCGCGAACAACCTTTCGCACCCTCAAAGCAGCCGCTACAGCGCCCGCCCCATATGTCGCGACGGTCATCAGATTGTCAGCCCCTTCAGAGCCGAGCTTGTCCAAGAGATTGGCAACGCCCTGGAGGACGCCGGTCAGTCTTGAATCTGCAAAGCGCTCAGCTGAGCCGTACAACATGCCGAGGGTCTGATTGAAATCCTTTGCAGCGCGGGCGGAGTCTTCCATCGTCGTTTTGCCATCGCCCTGAACCGCCATGAACTTGTCGAGGCTGCCGAGCTGGCCGGTGCGTTGGAATTCGCTAGCTGCTTGATTGAATGCGCGGACTGCTTCAGCATCAAAGATACTGCCCAAAGCGACCTTATCACCCCCGGTGCTTTGGATAATTTCAGCCATCAGCTCATTGACAGGACGAAGAACGCGCTGCCCTTCAGCTAGTTTCTCCGGGTCAAATATATCCAGACCGAGCTTCTCAAGTTGTTTGATCTTGGTCGGATCAGTTAGGGACCGCATGACGGCTTCCCATGCGGTCGCCGCCATTTCGCTGGAGCCGGTACCCATGCGGATGAGCTGGAGAGCTGCACCCATTTCACGGAGAGCCTCAACTCCACCTCGACCGGCAGAGGTGTATGCAGTGATGACACGCGGACCAAGCGCCGCCACGTTCTGAAGAGTAAATGCGCCCATCTTGCCCTGTTTGTTCAGGATGTCGAGCGCTTCAAGCACCTTGTCAGGGGCCGTGATACCCATTTTTTGGAACTCGGCCATAATCTCGCCGATATCTTTGCCCATCGCACCGGTAGCCTGAATGCCGTAACCGATGTTGTAAAGATTCTCTTCAGCAAACTTCAGATCGCCTGTCTTTTCGACAATGGCATCCACGGCATCCATAATCTGGCCGGGGTTGACGCGTATCTCTTTTTTTAACGCCGCTTCATATATATGGTCCTTCAGGCGCTTGATCTCATCGTCAGTTTTTCCGGCCTGAATGCCGAGTCGCGTCATACGCTCCTGAATGTTGCCCACCTGTCGACCGGCAAGGGCAAGTCCCGCCCCAGCACCGACACCAGCCCAGCGATTGCTGGCTGCATCAAGCCCCCGGTTGAGAAGCTTGGTAGCCATCTCAGCCTTTCTCATCTGGCTGATATTTTTCCGAAGGTTTTTGCGGAACAGTTTGGAGTTGACCGAGGCTCTCCGCATTACCCGCGAGAGACGTCCTGTTTCTCTGGCCGCTCTACCCGTTGCACGGGCCTGATCTTCGGCAGCACGAGACATGGACCGCGCCCGCCCCTTAGCGAGACGGGCGGAACGGGCCATATCTTTATCTGTTTTGCCGAGCGCTCTTGTCAGGGAGGAATCAACCCGCCCCTTCAAGCGCAAGGATGCGACCATATTGCTCATGGATTACTTACCTTCTTTCGTCCTGCTCTTCTCGTGGAGGATATCGCGAAGGTAGTCCACGAATTCATCGACCTCCAAGTTTTCAATCTCGGAAAAGGGTTGACCATATTCACGGGCGATAACGCCCATGGCCATCCTCAGTTCGGAAGGCTGGGGGCGTTCAGGGATCATTTCTTCGTACTTTTTGTCGAGCTTCTCGAAATCGACAGGATCAAGCTCATCGATGACTTTCAGACTGACTTCACAAAGGTTCGCGTAAAGGGCGCTGTCCTGGTCCAGAGCATCGCCTTCTACCTTTCGGGCCACCTTCAAGTCGCGAACTTTCGGGCGGCGCATGGTCAACGAGGTGTACTTGTGGGAATCGACATCTACAGGGTGATCCAGGGTGATTGAATACATCGTTTAAACCTCGCTTAAACGCCCAGGGCGCTGTTGATTGCTGCTCGCATATCCTTGCCGCCGAGCTTGAGGATGCCGTTAACTGCGTCAACCTCAGATTGCACCGTGCCGTTGATAGTCACTTTGCAGTATGTCAGGCTCAAGGCGGCTTTAAGTTGACTGTTTTCGCCTTTCTTCCAGGTGCCAGGGTCGGCCTCGGTAAACTCTCCACGCATGGCGATTATGACTGGCCATGTCTCGCCATTGCCAGCCATTGCACCACGGAATGTGACGGCCACGTCCTGGCCATTGGTGAAGCCATAGAGCTTGAGTACCTCAGACGAATATTCAGCCAGCGTCATGCTTGCGGTCATCTTCTCCGCCTCGCCCATGAAGATGTCCACCGGGGCAGCCATGCCGCCCGCAACGAATTCCTCCATCTTTTTGACGAGCTTCGGAGGTTCCAGCTCAGGAACCTTGCCGAGAAGGCCGTAGCCATCCGCAAATGCGGTGTAGTCCTTGAGGACTTTTGGAAGCGCTGCCATTGTCGTTCTCCTTTTAGACGGTCTGGACTACGCGGGTCATGAGTTCCTCGTAGTAGCCGTTGTTGCGGTGTGCACGGAACGTGATGTGCTCTGCCGGAGCCGGAGCTTCGCTATCGAAGTCAATGAACAACTCGCCAGCCATGAGCTTTTCCTTGGTGTTGAGGACGGGGTCCACCCAGCATTCTCCACCGAGCAATGCACCAATGTTGGTCAAACGGCGAAGGTAAGCATTGACGCTCTCCTGGATGTCGGTGAACAAGTTTGCGGACTGAGGACGGTCCATGGCCCAAAACATGGCTTCTTCGACAGACTCGTAAACCATGTCGTGGGTGCGGCGAACTGACAAGAACGCCCAGAGTGGGTCGCTGGCCGTGGTTCGATTGCCCCAGAGGCGGTAGCCATCCTTCTGGATGATAGTGGCCACTTCTTTCTGGTTGAGGAGATTCGCCTCACAATTGGTATCAGACAAGCTGAAATCAATAGGGCGGGACGGGCCAGTGATCCCGTTCATGATTTGATTAGACGGGGACCACCAAAAGCCATTGGTGTTGTCCATACGGGCGATCATACCTGCCACACGGGCCGAGGCGGGCATATCCACATTCTGGTTGGTCAGAGTATCCCACACCTTTACCCAGGGATCGACGATGTAGATGCGATCACTTCCCCAATCTTCACGGTAAGTGATGGCATCGGTACGGCCTGTGTTTGGTGTATCGGCCAAGATAATGCCGCGAGCGGATTTAGCTATCGGTTGCAACTCGGAAACAATGGGATTTGCTGCATTACCCGGACGCTGAGAAGTGAATCCGGGGGCACAAAACAATCGCGGTTGTACCTTGACTTCACTGGCCGCACCTTTGAGGGCGTGGACGCCGGTCATGGCCGTGGTATCGCCGACGATGTTGGAAATTGTCGCGTCAGTGTCCGCTCCTTCCTCAACACGAACCAGGACGGTCCATGCTCCTGTTTGGTCGAAAACGCTATCAACGGCATTCTTCAGGGTGCCAGCGTTGCCCAGCGCGTTGGCTTCGGTCGGATTGCCCGCGATGAGTACTGGCTGGTTCGGTGGGAATTTGGTGGTGTCGGCATCCGGCGCTGTGCCTACGACGCCGATGACCGAAGACTTAACCGTCTGAATCGGTCGAGTGCCGTCGTTCAATTCGACGACTTCGGTTCCGTGTAAAAACTGTTCGGGCATGATTAATGCTCCTTGTTTATATCGCAGGTCGCTCCAGCGATGGTTTAGTGATTTTCTGCTTTAGTGTTGGTTTTATTCCGGCTTCACCGGCCACGTGACGGTGAGCGGCGATTCGCAGTCGCCGGGAATATCCCGCAACGCCTGCCGGTAAGTCGTCCACGCCGCTTTATCCTTGGTGCTCAGTGGCGAGTCAGCCATCTGAGTCCAGTCGCAAGCCGCGAGCAGAGCATCGCGGCGGGCGCGGATACATGCCCAGGCCACGTCGCTCTCCAATCGCCCAAATGGATTATCCATCAGCGGTTGGCAGTCGGCATCGTGACATGGGATATGCGCGGGGATGACATACACGTCCTGAGCGTCTACGCCGTCAAACTTGCGGGTGATGGCGGACAGATCGGACGAGAGCAGCCAGGCACCGGTCTCGGGGGTATATCTGATAATGGCATAAGACATAGGTCTCTCCTGTTAATTTAGATGATAGGTGCAGATGCGCCCGCGCCTATTGCGGGCGACGCCGCACCAAAACCGCTCACATTACACGTTGCCGCCCCAACTATCCGGCCATGCTCACTCGCAAAAAACGCGGCCTGTCCGGCGCTGGTGCCCCTCAAAAAAGAGCCTGTGCAATCTATGTAACCATCTCGTGTTGCGCCGATGCCAACGTGGCTCAACCCGCTCAGTCGTGCCCCTCTCGCTCTGATCTGGCCGCCGTCCTCCGCCCACATCCCACGCGTGCCGGATGGGACAATCAGGCCATCCAGATACATGTATCCCCCCGACTGTCCCACGGCAATCATGCCAGCGCAGCCGGTGCAACGCACGTTGCGGGCGTCGATGACTGCGCGGCGAGAGCTGGACAACAAATTATGGGTAACAGCCCCAAAGCGACAATCAGGGGCAAGCACCATGCTCCCCGGGTCCTGTGCCAGCACCCCTCTGGCAGTGTCCCCGATACTCGTTGCGTGGGATATCTCCACTTGTCCGCCGCTGGTCGCGTCAACCACAGCCCCCGCCGCATCACCAAATGCCGAGCCATATGCGTACACCTGTGATCCCTTGGCAGCCTTGATATGAGAGCCACCGCAGCCCCCAAAATCCGACGAGGGCAAGTGGGCGACGGAGTGCTCATCCATCACAACTGAGTCTCGTGCAATATTGCGGGTAACCAGTTTGCCGCTGCCAAAGCCCAGGCGAGACCGGTACGCGGTCAGGCCATCAGCAAAGCCATCAATGACAACATCAGACATGTTGCCAAGCACAGTGGCCGCTTGCAACAGCCAACCCGAGACGAGCGCGGTGCCAGCAGGACGCTTGATGGTCAGCTGGTCAATGAGGCCCACTGCGCCGTATATGGACATACCCTGGTGGTTGTCAGGCACATGCAATACCGTAGCGGTACTGCCAGCTCCAACAATCTTGATGCGTGCCCCGTCACGGTGATTGATCACAACCCCATCCTGCAAATTGTAAGTCCCCGCCCCGATACTGATCATCACCGACACCGTGGCCGGGATGACGTACCGAGACAAATGTTTGAGCGCAGCCTGGGGCGTGGCAAACGGCTTGGCGTCTGTGCCGTCACCAGTGGCGTCGTTGCCCGTGGTCTTGACGTGGATGGTCTCGTTGGAGGAGATGAACTCGACGCGCTTCTTAAGAGCGGCCCAGATAGGGGGGTGTGCGTCAGCATCATCATTGTGATCTGAAATCTCCGAATCAACATATTGACGACTAGCCAAAACCACAGTCGGATCGATCTTGAGCTGGATCGCACCGGCTCCGGCTTCAGACATAGTCAGATGTACCCGGATGGTCTGTTCGGCCAGCGCACCTTCAGCTCCGGTCGGCTTGTACGAGTCCGGCGTGTTGCCAATCGCAAAAAGATCGCCGTTGGAATCAAACAAGCCGACCTCACGGATTGTCCACCCACCTTGATCAGTAGGGATCACCAACTCGGCAATGACATGACCGGGATCATCTTCAGCGATGGAAAGTTTGTTGATGTCCGCTTTGTATTTCTCTCGGACGAGACCCGTCATGGTGGCAGCAGGATCAACAGGGGCGTCATTCCCATCGCCGACGGCCATCTCGGCCAAAGCCACCGGTCGTCCCAGGGCTAATGCATTGGCCATCTGAGCCTCACCGGCTTTAGTCAGTATGCAATAGTATTTCCGTTCGCTCATTGTGCAGCTCCTATGTCGAGGATTGAGTAAAATGCTATAGCGCCGCCAATCTCGTTGACGGGGTGCAGCTCTATGTCTTCAGGATGCCAAGGATAGACGTCCAAAGAGGTGCCGATCTGCATACTCTCTGCCGTGTTGCAGGTTCCCTCGATGCTCAGGTAGACATCGATACCGTCCAGATGCGATCTGACGTTCTTCGTCTTTGTGACCGTCGTTTCGATGAGCTTGACTCCTTCCAGGGTGAGGCCGGAATCGATGACATCCACTTCGACTTTGAATTTGTAGGGATCGCCGCCGTACTTGAACCACTCGCTGACCTTGGCCATGAAGCCCATGGCCTCCAATGCAGCCTCAACCGCGTAGGGAGTTCCTTTGTGACGGTGGACTTCAATTGAGGCTTTGATCACGTTCCGTTTTTTGTCTTCAGGCCAGTCGGTGTCCCAAACGTCTACGGACAGCGCCCAGGCCAGCCACGGCAGCAAATCAACCGGACAGGAATCAGGGTTCCATAACTCTC